AAAACTACGAATGGACCGACATGTACGTCCAGTTCGCCAAGGACGCCGAAGAGGAAGGCTTCCCCGAACTCGCCGCCAAGTTCCGCGCCGTCGGCGCCATCGAACGCGCCCACGAGGAACGCTACCTCAAGCTCCTCAAGAACGTTGAGATGCAGCAGGTCTTCGAAAAGGCCGGCGAATGCATGTGGGAATGCCGCATCTGCGGCCACCTCGTCGTCGGCACGAAGGCCCCTGAAGTCTGCCCCGTCTGCGGTTACAGCCAGGCCTATTTCGAAGTGCGCGCTGAAAACTACTGATGACTGGCTAACTAACAGCCAAATACTTGAAGACCCCGTAAGATTGACTGCGCCACAGTCATCTTGCGGGGTTTTTACTTTCTGCGCACCGCTCATTTGCTTGCAAACTACGGATTTGACTGAGGGACAAAATAGAAGGGCTTCATATTCTCTCCCTCACTTCGCAAAATGCAAGTCACCTCAAAAAACATCGGCCTGCTGCCGGACGGCAGGTACACGATCGAAACGAATCTCCAAGTCCGAGTTACGAAAAGCAAGGCGTCCTTCATCTTTCGCTACCAGTTTGCGGGCCGCCGGCGAGATCTGTCGCTCGGCAGTCACCCCACCGTCACCGTCACGGCCGCCAAGCAAGAAGCTGCCAAGTGTCGCGCCCTGCTCGCGCGCGGCATCGACCCTTTAGATGTCAGAGCAGAGCATCGCGCCGAGCACGCCAGGCGAGCGCTCGACTTTGCAAGTTACGCGGAGCACGCGCTCGAAACGATCTTCGAGCTCAAGCACCTGTCCGAAGCGACCAAGGTGTCTTGGCGAGGACCGATGAAGAATCACATCCTGCCAGTGCTCAGGCACAAACTAGTCGCAGACATCACGGTGCAGGACATCTGCGAAGTGCTAGACCCACTGTGGGAAAAGAAGACGAGAATCGCATCGAGGATCCGTGGACAACTGGAAGCGATCTTCACGCTCGCGAAGCGTGAAGGCGTCTACATTGGCGAGAATCCCGCCACATGGAAAGGGAATCTGGAGGCGTACTTCCCGCCGCCGGCGAGGGTCCATAGGCGCGAACATCAGAAGGCCTACACCATCGAGGCGCTCGCCGATCAGCTGAAGGCGAGTCTTCGTGTCGACAGGCCCGTGCACAATGCTTTCGTCTTCGGCGTCCTCACCGCCACGCGACAAGCTGAGTTCAATGACGCAAAATGGTCCGAGATCGACTTTGAGCATAAGGTCTGGACTGTTCCGCCCGAACGAAGGAAAGACCGCAAGCCCGAGCCATTCCGCGTTCCACTGTCTGACCAGGCGATCGCGTTGCTCAAGCGCATTACGCCAGAGAGCGAGTACATCTTTTCGGGCAGCTACTACAACAATCGCTCAGTGGCTCGCTACTATGTCTCGACAATGGTGCAGTACGCCTCTAGCGGCACGGCAACAATGCATGGCTGCATGCAGGTCTACATTTCGCGACTGGTGCGCGCGCGAAGGCGTCGACACCGCCGTGGCGGAAAAGTGCTTGATGCACTCGCTCAAGTCCGTGCAGGCCGCATACCAACGAGACGATCTTCTTGAACGACGGCGTCCCGTTATGCAGGCATGGGCTGACACGATCATGCCAAAGAAGTGACATTTTCCGCGAGCACAAAAAAAGCGCCCCACCTACCGTTGCTGGTAAGTGGGGCGTTTTCAGGGGCAGGATTTCTCGACGCTCCATATGATCGAGCGCAGGTACTATCGTAGCCCGTATGGTGTTGTTACTCTACGTAGAGCTCCATTTGGTCAATTGTATATGTCTTGGAATCGCCCTTCTCTGCGCAAGACATAGTTACTTTCAGAGGAGTCTCATCCCTCTGATAGTCCAAAAGCTCTTTTGCTCTCTCCGCACTCAAGAACAACGTGCTCGGGGTGACGGAAGAGAGAATCTTTTCTGACGACACAGTGTCCTTTAGCAAAACTTTCCATAACTCGGGATTTTCCGTATTCACTTGAACAATCTTGAAAATCCCCTCCCTCGGGTAACGCTTCACAGGAACCGACTCGGGAGATTGTATCCGCTTGATCTCGTCCTGCTCGACCACGGTCTTGCCATAGGTAACGCGAACAGCACCCCTCGCGTCTCGGATCAAGGCATCAACCCCAACCCGACCATGAGCACCAGCTGCCACGAGGGTATCCAGATCCTTCTCAGAAGCTTGTTTGCTCAAAAGTATCATGGCGGTGCGAATTGTATCCTGCTCGGCTAGCCTGTTCGCCGTATCGGCCTCGATTTTTTGCCGCTCAGTTTCCTGTTTCTCCACCTCAATGCTCTCGGCAGAATAGGTCTTGTAGATATCTGCCCCAATGTACCCGGCAAAAACAGCGAACACCCCTAGGCCCAAGATCGTCTTTTGTGTTGCGGACATATCTTTTATCATCGCAGTTCCTATGCCCACGCCGAGAACAGCCAGACAAAACACCAGATCCAAAGAACCTTGGCGACTCTGGACAGAACACCAAAGCTTGCTTTTATCCAAACCTCGGAGATCGTCCTTCCCGTATACCGCCATAGCATAGGCTCGGAACGCCTGTGTCTGGAACTCCGAAAGGCTTTGGAGAAGAAAACCAGGGATCTCTCCGCAGTATCCGTCCCCTTCTATCTTGATAGTACATGCAAACGCGCCCGGACTTGTCACAGCAACAAGGTTTTCGACCCCCTTGCCGTCAGAGTCAATGATTCTCTGGCACAGCTCGGCAAATGTATTGATTTCATAATCGGGCATTGATTGCTCCTTGATCAAGGACTCTCCCATTTTATCTTACAAGTTGAACAACCGAGTCCTTATCTATCGCAGTCCGCTCAGAAAGCTCGACACCTCGTCGAACCAGCTCTGCGCCTCGCTCGACAAGGTCTGCGCATCGGGCAAGCTGCTCTCTTTCAGCGTCGCAGGTACCGGCACCGGTTGCGGACAATCGACTGCGAGCGTCGGCTGCTTGCTTGCGCACCCGCCCAACATCACCAGCAAGAACACCAATGCGAGCAAGAGCGGCATCACGCTCCTGCCAAGCCACCACAAGGGCTTGAGTCTGCTTTTGTTCGTGAGCACGATATTCCTCCTCCATGATTCGAGACCGCTCGGCATAATCTCGGCGCATTTCCTCGATGTCTTTTGTGTACAGAGCCGCCGCGTACTGGTAGCCAGTAACAAAAAAGGCGGCACTCGCTACAAGTACCGCCACATATTTCAGGACAAGGCTATTCATCGCCCCTCCATCCCTTGATCGACTCAATCCAAGAGGCAAGAACTTCTCGAAGCTTTCCAAGCCCCCAAGACAAAACCCAGATTGCTACTCCGTATCCAATTCCGTAGAGAGGCAACCCCGCCCAAAACGATAACTCTTCAGCCATCTTCAACGCCTGTACTAGATCTGATAAACTGTACATCGATGGTTCCTACACACAATCATCAAGTCTCTATCTGTGCCAACAGAAGACACCCAAAGCCGCTCAGCCCCACAACTGAGCGGCTTTTCCTTTATTACGCTCATTTCAGCGCGTCCACGATTTGAACGATGTAGTAGATCAGGGTTACCAACCCTGCAAAAAACACCGCAGATCCGATTACGCCCCTCACTACGCCTTGCCAAAACGCCTGCTTTTCTCTCACTTCCATAACCTGCTCTTCAATCGTCATATAATTTCCTTTGTTCCATAGTTCTCTGTATGCAACCCAGAAAACGCTCGAAGCCGATCAGTCGCCACAACTGACCGGCTTTTCCTTTTTCTCTACTAGTGCACCTTATATCGCCAGGGCACCCTCGCCTAAGAAAAGCCTGGCTTCGGACTGGCGACGACGGGTCAAGCCGGGAAGCCGAACGCCGTTCGCCTTGTCGATGTCAAGGAACTCGTGAGCCGCGGTCTCGACATCCCCTGCGTTTAGTGCTCTCATCAACTTCGGACACTGGTGAACGACGTAGCTCACGCCCACGTTAAAAGCCAGACTCACCAATGCCACGAACTGCCCTTCAGTCACGTGAACATTGACGAAAGGCGCAAGCCCTCGCTTGACCTCCTCGACGTCCTGTCGTAGCAGCTCCCTCGCCTGCTCGTAGGTGATCTCGTCATGCTCCGTCACGTCCTTCGTGTGACCGACGCCGATTGTCCAAATGTCGGCGGGGCACTTGTACGCCTGCAGGCGGCAGCCCTCCCAAGCCTCGATGAAGTCCATCGCGACTTCGGCCGAATACTCGCCAAAATTCTTCACTTCAAATCCTCCTTATCCAGACCAGGCGCTTCTGCAGAACGACCTCAAGAAGACGGATCACCCGCGTGCCGCCCCACCCAGCCATGCCGCTCAAGGCCCCACACAACTGCGGCGGAAACCCTTCGTAAAAAAGCACCTCGTAGCTGATCAGCCCGCATACAGCACTGATCGCTCCATGAAGCAAAAACTCTCGCCATGTGAAAGCCTTTCCTTCCTGTACCTTCAGCAGGTACGAAAGCCAGCCGCAGATCGTCGCAAAACCACCTGCGGCGGCCAGAATCTGCCCGTCACTTAAATCTCTGTATGGCATATAACCTCCCGCATGCTCTGAGTCTCTTACGCTTTGCAAAGCACACGCGCACAAAAAAACTCCCCCGAGGGATATTCTTGAGGGAGTTGACGTTGGTTTAGGGACGCGAAGCTCAAAGAAAAGAAAAACCCCGCAGTTCTCAGAAAAAGGCCGCGCAAACATAGCCGACGACCGCGCCAATCAAAAGCCCAACCGGGCCCCAGAAGAGGCGCGTCTTGCGACGGGTCTCCGCATCGAGCAGAGCCTTCTGGGCCTCCACCTTGGCGATGAGATCGTCCGTCACTTCCTCGACCTTGACGCCGATCTTGTCGAGCCATTCCTTCACTTCTTCCTTCGTCATTTCAGTCACCTTCTCCTTCAGCGCCTCTTTCAGCGCCTTGACAATAAAATTCCACATAAGAAAAAACCGCCAGAAGGCGGTGTGATAAAGTTATGTGTACGTACCATGCTCATGGTTGAGCCAACAACCGTGAGCCTTTTTTGCATTCATATTAAATATGTATCAACCCGTTACCCCCCCCCGAATAGCCGTCAATTAAACATCACGCTCGTCAATACTTGGCGCGTCGTCAATGCCAAGGGCGGAACAGAAAAGGTTTTCTGTGACATGGCAAACGCTTTTGTGCAAAGAGGACATAACGTCACCGCCATTTGCCTTGACGAAAATCAAGGCCAACCAGGCTTTCCGATAGATAGCCGAGTTCATTTCATCAACGCCTATCATGCCCAGATACCGCTCTCATTAACGAAACTTGTCCGAAAGCTTCGTTCGCTTAGCTTGTGCAAGGAGCAACGAAGAAGTAAACATGCCGCTCTGTCGGTAGAGGTCGCCACATACAAGCTTCGACAGGCGCTTGCGAAAGCATCGACGGATGTTCTCGTTTCCTTTCAGGTGGACACAACTTATATTCTCAAAAGAATTGTCGGGGATTCGATTCCGGTTGTGACCATGCTTCACGGGTATCCAGCCGTTTATTTCCCGCCAAACATTCCGCGTGGAATTAAAACAGCGACAGAGGCCTCCGATATTGTGCAGGTGCTGCGCCCGGAGTTTGTAGACGTCCTTCTTGATATTCTTCCATCAGCAACTGTCGAGGTCATTCCTAATTGTGTTCCTCAATTTCCCATATCGGCGAATCGTAGCTCCAACACTATCATCAACGTCGGGCGCATCTCCTCTGAAAAACGCCAAACGCTTTTAATTGAAGCTTTTGCTCTTGTCAAAGACAAGTTCCCGACATGGAAACTTGAGCTTTGGGGAGAAACCCACTGCGACACAAAGTACACAGTCACTGTCAAGTCTGTGATTAAGAAAAACGGACTCGAAGATTGCGTTCGTCTTTGCGGCGCAACCGACAACGTCCCATTGCAATTAAAGAACGCATCAATCTTCGCGTTTCCTTCAGAGTTTGAAGGATGGGGGCTAGCACTGACAGAAGCCCTGTCTATGGGGCTTCCCGCTATCGGATGCAAAGAGTGTCCTGCAGTGAACACACTCATACGTGACGGAGAAAACGGCCTCCTTTGCGACGACACGCCTGAAAGCCTGGCTGAGGCACTTTCGAAGCTTATGAGCGACGAGTCTCTTCGTATTCGCTTTGGGAACGTCGCCCAAAAGGACATGAAGGCATATGCCCCGGAGCGTGTTTGGGACCAATGGGAAAACCTGCTGCGCTCGTTAACAGTATCAAAATAAGCTAAACGCCCGGTGGTTTATCCGGGCGTTTGCTTATCCTTTCGTTCTCTTGAACACAGCCGGCACGTCAGGCCATGCCACTTCGCGTGGGAAACCTTCCTGTGTCGGTACGTCACGAAGCGCCTGACGATAGGCAAAGACCTGCACACGTTCGCCATCCGAAAGAGGATAGTCTGGCATTGCGAGGTAGTCCGTCTCGGCGATCTTCATGTCGCGTTCAGCGCGCACATGAGCCGCAATCTCCTCGTCTGTTAGATCCCAAAAGCAGAGAAATACACA